ACTGGAGAAGGCGGGCAATAGAGTCAGACTGAAGACCGAAGGCAATAAAGACAGGACAAAGCAGCTTGCGCCTCTTGCCGAGGAATTGAAGAAGATACCGGACGATTTCATAATCGACTGCAGCATGGGAATAGAGCGGGATGGCAAGGCGCTGCCGAGGATCTGGCTGATGACGCTTATGGCCGACGAGCCAGAACTTGAGGAGGGCGATGTCATCAAGGCCACGATGTTCGATCTCCCATACTGGAAGGAAGACCTGCACGAGAAGCCTTTATCGGAAAGGAGAAAAAGCCTTGAAGCATTCTACAATAAATATTTGAAAGCCAGTCCCCATTTCGGCCTTACCTCGTTCAATGTGGTCGAGGACAGGAAAGGCCTCAGGCAACAGTTCAGGAAGCTGGCGGAGCTTCCGCAGAGCGAGGGCATATTGATAAAGACGCTTGATGGCAAATGGGACACGGACGGGAGTTGCGAGTCCTGGGCCAAGATAAAGCGGGAGGCCGAGATCAAAGTCATAGTGCTGGAGCGCCATGATGTTAAGGGGGGCAATTACAATTATACTTGCGGGCTGTTGCCGGGCGACAGCGGATTCGAGAACCTTACTGAGTTCAGAGGCAAAAAATATATCGATCTCGGCAAATGTTTTAATACGAAGATAAAGGCCGAGCCTGGCGACATACTCACGATGGGAGTCGCAGAGGTCATCCCCCAGGAGAAGGAGCTTCAATGGCTGGGCGCCCGAGCATTGGATATTGACAAAGACAGGAAGGAGCCGTACTTCGCGAAGCAGGCCATGGACATAGCAGAGCGGGCGAATGTCCTGCAAAAAGCAGGAAAGTTCATATGCGAGTGTTTAGAATGCGGACATAATATTGAGTCCGATGAGCATTGCAGAGATATAAAATATCCAAAATGCGGTAGCGAGATGCGACGAATTGAGAGGCCCGGTCCCGGCTATATGGAGCAGAAGGCCGGGGAAGGAGGCATAGATTACAAAATCGGAGACAAGGGCAAGGCGGTATTGCAACTTCACATCATGGGTATAGAGGAGGAGAAAGTTGAGACGCTGAAGAAGAGGTCTCAAGAAGCAGTTAGGGCTAGACATAATCCATTGATGCTCAAGATGTTGCTCAAAGGAGCGATCGGCGAACAGGGCTGCCATATAGACCTACGAATGGTGAGGAAAGGCGATAAGTATTTCGAGGGTGGTGAGATAATGGTGGGCAACCTCTCCGGATTGGACAAGCTGAAGAAGCTAGAGCAGGGCGGGAAGCTGAGGTTCGGATGGAAGGTGCCGAGGAAGGAAGAACCCCAAGCGGAGACCATAAGGGGTCCGGTGGAATGGATGGATGCTGGCAAGGGCAGAGTAGAGATATTCCCGCCAGGAGAGGCCGGAGCCACGGCGAACATGCACGGGGCGATGCTCCTGCTGGACAGCTTCTCGTTCGAGGCGGTGGAGCCTCAAGACGATCACGCCAAAAAGTTCGAGTTCAAAGGCAACAAGCTCATCCCCGAGGGGACATATCTGATGGCATATGTGCCGGTGACCGAGGCCGGCAAGAAAGGCGAGCGGGTCTGGATGATATCAAAGCTCAAAGAAGAAGAGGAAAAAAAACAAAGGCAGAAGCTCAATAGTCCAATGTTTGCATACAAAGCCATCTATGGGAAGCTACCGGAAGAGCCTCTTGCCGGAAGAACTGGCTTGCCCAAAAAGAACTGGAAAGGGCTTGAAGTAGACAAGCATATAAAAGACGAGTGGCTGGAGCAACTCAATAGCATAGAGAGAATAGAGATAAGATCGACAGATGAAGGAAAGAGCGAGGAGCGGGTCGCCTTCGTTGTCTTCAGGATGAGCGATACCAGGGAGGACACCGAAGCGGAAGCCATAAGCGAAAAGCTCAACGGAACGGAGAGCCTCCATTCGTTATGCGACATAGGGGCGGAAGGAAGGCCTAGAATCGTGGTGGCCGGGAAAGTGATGTATGGCAAAAGCGACTGGGAGGAGTGGTGGAATGGCCTAGCCGGGAAGATACAAGAAGCCCTGGAGTCTATCAGGAAACTCGATCTGGAACAGTTCCGTGCCGAAGGCATAGACGAAGACATAGCTAGCCCGAAGAAAAGATATAGGGAGCTCATTGCCGATCTCAGATACTTGGGCAACTCAGGCTATCCAAAACTAAAGGCTGACCAAGAATGGGGCGAGTGGAAAATTACGGATATTCTGAAATACTACGCAAAAATAGTGGATACCCTTCGGTCAATTTATTTTCCTATCATGTCGCCCAAACTGGGAGAGAAGAAATTCAACACCTCATATTGGCGATGCTATCGCGATGCTAGGAAGTACATGAAGACCAAACCTCCAAAGGAAGACGAAATAAAAGAATGGGATAAAAAGAGGCAGCAACTTATAGGCAAATCTCAACTCTCAACCACTCTATTCAAAATAACTAAGGTCGATAAAGCAAAACAAATTGTCGGCGGCGTTGTCTACGAACCCGATGAGGTAGATACGCAAGGCGACTACACCGATGTCGCAGAAATCGAAAAAGCTATGAATTTATTTATGAAAAAATATGCCACAGATACCAAACGTATAAGAATTAACCACAAAGGGCGCAAATTTTTCTTTCCTATCTTAGAGGTATTTCAGCCAGAAGAAGATACGATCAAAGGTGGGAAAGTCCTAAAGAAAGGTGCATGGTGGCTTTCGATTCATATCACAAATAAGGATATATGGAAGGATATAGAGGAAAATCGCTTAACAGGATTTAGTATGGGCGGCAGAGCGAAGGCTTAAAAAAACTTGACAAATAGAAAAGTTTTATTTATTTTGAATATTAGTTAGACAAGGATTTGAGGTCGGAAGGCTTCGGTCGTTTCGGGCGCTCAAGATTCGTTGTGCTAAATGAGTCTTGAGTGCCTTTTTTTTTGGCAAAAGGGTCAAGACAAAAAAACAAATAGTGGAGGTTTACAGTTATGCCTCGAAAACTTTTTGATATCGACGTGGAGGAAATAACGCTTTGCGGATCTGCGGCGAATCGAAAGAAATTTTTTATCAGAAAAATGGAGGATTCCATGAAAGAGTTTATTGAAATACTGAAGAAGTTCATGGCAGACGACGATGAGGACGAAAAAGAAGTCCTCACTAAAGAGGATATCGAGAAGGCCGAGAAAGTTCCTGATGCGGCTATGAAAGCCATCAAGGGTGCACTGAATATTTTAAACAAATATAAGGCGGATATGCCTGATGACGTCCTCGCATCCATCAAGACCCTTACCAAATACTCTTCCTACGGCTATCCTGCTGCGAAAGAGGATAAGAAAGAGGATGAAGTCAAAAAGACCGATGAGGAAGTACTGGCTGATTCAATACAGGTCTTAGTCAAGGAAGTGGAGGTCGAAGATGTGGAAAAAGCGAAGAAGGTTATAGAGCAGCTTTCGAAGGCCACCCTCAAGCAACTCAAAAAGATCGTAGAGATATGCCAGAAGATCATCGGGAATGAGGAAGCGAAGGTGAAGAAGACAGAGGAATTGCCGGCCGGAGTCGCAAGAGATCTTGAGGAACTCGCATCGCTCAAGAAATTCAAGGAGGATACCTTGAAGGAGAATGAGGAGGCGAGGAAGAAGGAAATTGAGGATCTCAAGAAAGAGAAAGAAGACCTGAAGAAGGAAGTCGAGGAACTCAAAAAATCCAAAGGAGAGAAGAAGGGCATCGAGGGTCACAAAGGAGGAGACGGTGGCGCCGGCGATGAGGATAAATCAGACAAATGGCCGTCACTCGGCCCTTGCTAAGGAATTTTGAACGGAGGACAGAATGCAAACCACTAAAAACCTCTTAGAGAGGGTGAAAGTTGATAAATACAACCTAGTCTCTATGCCCCAGATCTCCCTAGTGCCAGAGGAGGCGGATTTATTCATCGACTACATTATCGACCAGTCGGTCATGAAGAACTACGCCAGGACCGTGAAGATGGAAAAGCCGACCAAGTATATCCGCGCGATGGGATTCGGCGAAGGAAAGATGCTTTACCCTGGTCACAGCTTCGATGAGAGCAAATACAAGAAGGAATGGAAGCAGAACGCCATCACCCTGCAGAGCCAGAAAGTTAGGGGTTGCGTCGTCGTTTATGATGACGATCTTGAGGAGAACATAGAGGGCGCCGCTTTCAAGGATCATATAATGCGGATCGTGACGGCGAAGATAGCGAACGAGCTGGAGTATGCGAACTACATGGCCGACACGCACGGTTACAATTCCTGGTGCGGAGACGACATCGAGAGCCTGTGGGACGGCTGGCGCTTCATCATAACCCACAGCTACGACTCCAGCCAGCCCTACTGGAACAAGGTGACGGGATCAGCCCACATCAAGTCGGCCTGCATCTGCGAGAGCGGAGCGGCCTGCGAGAGTGCGGCGGAATCGGCGGAAGCGGACTTCGAGTTGGCCGGAAAGATTGCCGAGTTATCCACAGTCGAGCCCTATG